AGCGAACATCTTCTGCTAGGATATAACTGCCGCCAGACTTTGAACTAACTACTGTATTTCGTTTAAGAATAGGGAGATATCTTGTATCTGGGCCCAATCCTGTTGAGTTTGCGGGAATAATCGCATAAAAAGAGACCATTCCAGTGGTTGATTTAGAACCCTGGTATTTATATCCCATTTGTTTTGCGAGACGAAGAACATTATCATACTCAACTGCAGTGTCAATAAAAGACTCGTTCACCTGATAGTCTAGGTAAAAAGACATAATATCGCCAACATATGCGACGGTATCAAGCATCAGGGATCCAAAAGATGCTTCGCTGAAATCTTTAAAAGTATCTGGATAATAGCGCTTGGCGTAGTTTACCAAGTCTTTTCTGATGGATGTATAATCTCTATTAGTATAGTTTATAGGTACATTTCTCTTAGCCATTCAAATGATCTCCCGATAATAAATAGTCTTTCAATGTTTATCCTGTGACTGGAATCGTCAAATCCGAAACAATATTGAGCGCAGGGATATAATACCTAATAGAGATTGTAACTTTGTTCGGACTTTCTTGAGTGGAATAAATATTAACATCTGCCAACTTAATATATGGAAGATATTTGGCCACTTGACTAAATATTCTCTCTCTTATGGTGCTCGTAGTCGATGAGGTATTAGGTTCAAAAAGAGCGCTTTTAATTCCTACGCCAAAATCTGGATACATCATACGCTCTCCAGGTGATGTCAAGATCACCATTCTTAAATTCTGCGCAGCCATCTGGCTCATTGTTTTATTTATACCATAAGCCCCGTCAATAATATCCATTCTCACAGGAAGTGATGGTGATAGTCCCTCTGCCATAATTAAATCTCCTTGTGTATCTACGGCTCCTCTTCGCCGTCAGCATTAAAAGGTCGCCTTTCAATTCTTCGTCCTCGCTGCCACCATCGTAAACCATCTTCAAAGTTAACTTTTGGTCGCAAGGCTTCCCTAATAGAGGCTGATCCTTGGGTCGCATTACTATCTTCTTCTGGTGCCATGTCAATGGCTTGTGAAGCTTCATAAAAACTGGTGAATACTGCTTTCGCAGCTTGTCGAGAATATTTAAAAGTTTCTGGCCCTCGTCTCCATTTTCGAAATCCCTTGCCGCGTCTGCCACCAGGAACTTCCCACATATCTCCCCCAGCAGCTGGGGCTCCGCGATTTCCGATGGAATCAAACATGCTCATAACATTATAAATAGCTACTAGCGAAGTAAATCTAGGCAAAGGGAAGACATATTCAAACAGAGTCCTATATTCTGGTGTATTGACCAATTCTTCTATTAAGCAAAATACATTATAATCTTCAGGGTCGAAGTTTGTAAACTCTTCATCTGGGATTGGAAGTTCTGCAGAGGCTATTGGTATTAGGTACCTTTCTTGAGATGGAGCGGCAACTCTATATGCCTTTTCTCGCATTTGGACCTCTGAACTAATAAACTTCGTGGCTGCTGCAAACGAAGAGTCGGCACCACTCTCGCTAGGAGGCATATATGATAGCCTTAGACCAAATTTCCACCCGGATTGATCTTCCTGGTTGCCCCAAAAATCAGAGATATTTCCTTGTAGCCCTTCTAGTTTTTTATCGGACACATATTTCTGCCAATCATCTATATTGACGACACCAAATAAATTCTCCTTTCTATCAGCAACTTCCGATAGCGGTACCTCTTTATCTTCAATTTTTATATATCGCTCCAAAACAAATGGCCAATATTCTTCCGAAAAAGATGTTTCAGAAGCTGCTTCAAACTGCTCAATATTATAAGTAGAAGAATCTGTTGGATCTGACATTACATCAAATGGTCCTCCACTATATGCAGCACCCCTGATCCAGTCTTGATTTAAAAGAAACAAATGATGAATATTCGCAACTAATGGGGGCATAGAAGCATCAAACCTGTCCCGAATAACTTCAAACTCTTCTCTAACATATTTTTTGAGGAAAACAAAAGCCAAGTCCTCATTATCATGAATCATTCGCCTAAACGCAGAGTCTTTTGCACCTTTGGCAGCTGCCTTACTAAATCTAGAGCTTCCAGAGCCTAGACCAGATGCTTTGCTTCCAGCTGGTGTCGAAAACACTCTCTTAAAAACCCCTTGACCTTTGATCGCAGCATCCGACATTGAGCCCAGAGTGCCTTCATAATCTGAATAGAACTTTTTAATATTTCTAGAGATTCCGTCCCAAGCGAGAAATTCTTCTCTTGTTAGATCTACTTTCGGGTCAATCATTCCAGAATCAATCATTCTACTAGTATTGTTGACCATTTGTTCTAATACACGATAATAATATTGTTCATCTGTTTTGCCAGTCCGAGAGGCACCATCATCATAAAGCCCCTGGCGAACCCTTTCTGCTACAAACGTCTGTAATAAGGAATCATAGTTCTTTTCGTTTAGCCCAAAAGCAGTAAATGTCGGCACTCCACGGATAAAGGCGTCCAAAACATAGATTCGAATCATTGATCGGAGCGCAGCTTCAATATTGGCTGCGTCTTCAGATGCCATAATCTTATCAAATGGGGCCTCGGTTGAACACAAGGGATCATATTTGAGTCGCTCATCTGACGCTAGATTATTAGAAAGATCACCAATAACATCTCCCAAATCTGTTAAATCATATACTGGTTGCCTTGCGCGTTCGAAAGCATCTTGCTCGGGAACAAGGGCTTGAGCTACTGCCATCCAGCCTTTAGCCTTTCTCTCCTGAACATAAAATGGTGGAGGAATACTGCCGGGATCTTTTTTACCGCGTGCGCCACCATATTTAGCAGGATCGAGATAAACGATTTTAGGATTCTTATAAGGATCATATCCAAACTTAAAGGCTTCAGCGATTCCTTCAAGTCCTATTTCCTTGTGCCTTTTCTCGTCTTTGCCAGATTGCTCGGAAGCATCATATCCTGGGGATTTTGGTTCCTCGCTACTATTTCCAGTGGCCACAAGGTGAGTCACTCTCTTAAGAAAACCACGAGAATAACCATCAAACCTGCTCATACTTGTTTCAACGGGGGCACCAGTTGGTAATCTAAAAGTTGCATCCGACAAGTTTTCCGCAAAATGGTCTCTGATTTTGGCAGAATATTCTTTGATCTGTGAAGGATCTCCTCCCTTACCCTTACTAGCAGCTGCTACGAGAACATTTGAAATATATCTAGACAGTACCTCAATCTCATAAGAATCTGGGATGTTTTTTGCACCCTTCGCTCCCGTATTTGAAATTATTCTTTCAATGTCGTCATCTGCAACAGAGGACACAACCAGATCATAAGCCGTATAGACAACTTCTCCCTCATCAAGGAGGGATTTAGGAGGATCGATTTCAGGATCTGGTTTTTTGGGAGTACCTGGAGTTCTGTGTGTTTCTACAATCTTTACTCTATATTCATTGTCTCTCTTCAGGAGAGAAGTTTCTTCATCAAACATATTATAATCGTATTCAACAGAAAATTCATAAGCAACCGGATCGTCGGAGTCGGCGTGCTCGTTATACCCATAGTATATCAATCTCACATCAGCAGAAGATGTATCTGGTACTGATAACAAAGCATACTTATTACTCCTAGACCACCTATCTACAAAGGTCTTTCCATTTGTGTTAGCTTTTTTGATATTCTTTCTGCTCCAAGAGCCTTCAGGGTCGCCCTTGTTTCCCACGCCACCGAGAATCTGCTTACCAAGTAAAACTTCTCTGGCTAGTCCTGCAGCAGAGTTCTTTTTGATATGATCTGGGCGTTTCTCGGGATCTCCGCGCATAAAGATCTGCTGTTGGATGCCCAGTCGAAGATTGTCGGCGGCTGCTGCTCTCTTCTTCCCTCCCCTATCTTCTAATCCAAATTCATCAATCCAAGCTTCAACATATTCCTTTCTACGTTGAATTCTTATTTTATTAGTGTTTTGGACTTCATTATAATGATCTAGCGCCTCTTTCATGGAATTATATCCAACAGGAGCGTTTAAGGTCTTAAAAACAGGAGACATTTCTAAGAGCTGCTTCTGCAGATGGGCGCCCACAGTTGGAGGGTATCCGCCATCTGAGTATCCGAAAAAGCTTATTCCCGCTCCTTTTCCTTCTTCCTCTGCTAGTTGGTTTCCAAACATATCTACTGGTATTTTATCTTTCCCTGCGAGTTCGTGCGGTGGACGAATAGCATTATCAGAAAACCACTCAAAGAACCCCAAATCCTTAGCCAAAGGGGAGCCAAAATGCTCAACCAGCCAACTATGCTTTTTCCAGGGTCGACCTTTTGTGTCCGATAACACTGCGTTTAATACTCCACCATGACCGGTGAATTTATTGATCGGTCCTAAAAGATCTTGTATATGTGCTTGCTCAATACTATCAAAAATGATTTCTGAAATGTTGCTGCTAAAATCCTCCACCATCGGATCAACCGACGACATTAGGCCATCGCTGCCATCTGCGGAACACGCATCAGGAGCCACAAGAGCTGGCAAGCTAGAAAAAGGACCATTCTGTAAAGCATCCAACAGATCATCCAAATCCTGAAGTGCCTGGTCTTTAAGATCATCCAGTTGTTCTCTACATTCTTCTGTACTTAGTCCTTTTTGCTGCAGCAACTTACATTTCAGATCATCAATTTTGCCCACAATATTTGGAGGACATGGATGAATAGGTTGGCTCAAACTCATCGGAGACAAAGCATCACATAACTCATCCAAGTTTGGAATAAATACGTCTAATGCTGGAAAGAAGGAGAGGAAAGCCATAGGATCAGAAAACACTTCCGATATACACTCTGACTTGCTTGTAGCGGCTACCTCTAGGGCTAGGGCCATTGTTTCTTCAGATGGGCTACCCTTAAGCATTTGGCACATCTGGCCCTGAGTTAGCATTAAAGACAGATCATCAATGAAATCACCCATTTCAGCATTTGAAAGATTCTCTAAACAAGGATTATCAGGCCCTCCAAGAGAAGAAAGAATAGTATTAAGAGAGTCGTGAAGATCATCCATAGACGCTTCAGGGCACATATTATCTTTTAAAAGCTTTCGAAAGTGGTCATTTCCATCAAAAAGGTCCATAAGGTTAGCACCAGTTAGTGCAATTCCATCACAAGCTATTGACAAAATCGTATCTAAAATAAGCTTAAGAATCGCCATCAAGATTGCTATTGCTAAGCTTATAATCATGCTTCTCGCGAGCGCCAATATCTTAAGAGAAATATTCCCAAACCAACCCCCAAACTGCAGCCCTACTTGTAAGTTTGGCATTGTTAGGTCGTTATCCCATGCACATCTCTCAAAATCAAATCCAATTGTTGCCATAAAATTGTCCATATCAACATCAAGCACAGGTGGTTTAAGCTTGCAAGGCGAATGTCTTAATAGCTGCGCAACAATGGCAGCACCAGGAAGCTTATTCATATTTTCAATAAGCACATCAGCGCCAACAGCATCCAACATAGCATCCTTGTAGATCTCGGCGATCATATTAGGATCTATTTCAAAATCTGTTTGAATAGAAGTAATCTCTCCCACTCCGTCTAAACGAACATCTCCTAGGGCAGCTTCGATCGCTTCTCTAGCAGCAATCTCTGCTTCTCCTAGTGCTAATTGAGCCACCGCTAAAGCTTCCTCGGCATCGTCCAACAATCCTTCAAGCTCGCCCAATACTAAAGAAGGCGTACCCAAATTAAGAGATATAGACAACTGAAGAGCCGTTGCTGCAGCCGTAGCTTCCGCCTCCAAAAGCATTGCTTCCATCCGTTCCAATTCTAGTGCCCCTGCACCAGCAGAAAGGGCCATTTCATATTCAAGGCGCATGTTTTGTGCAGCTTCACGCAAATCAGCAACAAGAACCTCAAGATCTCCCAAGCTTAGCGAAGGTATTCCAAGTTCTATGGCCAAGTTGAGTTGCATTTGTGCTTCTTCGAACCCTAACTGCAAGCCTGCCACCCTTGCAGCTGCATCGTCGACTACGCGAAGAGCCTGATCCCTTGCTTGGCCTATGGCATCTCCTACATCCGAACGCAAAGCTAGTGCTTCAACAGCTGATTCACCTACTTCTAAATCCAACTGAAGTCGTATTTCTGCTGCTCTTTCAGGAGTAATGTCCCCGCTGTAGTTTGGATCATTGTAGTATCTGTCCAACTCTAATGCCAAATTTTGCTCCATCATGGTAAACGCTGGACCAGTGTAGCTTCTCATTTGACTTGTAGAAAAGGCTTCCCAAGGAGGTGGAATATCTCCAAACTTGCTCTTAATGTTTGAAACAATCGCCATTTGTTCAATAGCCGGCAAATGAAGAAACAAGTTTCCTATATTATTATTATCCATAGCTCCTAATGCTGCTTTACAAAGAGGGCCCGTTGAAGCCTCAACTCCCAAACTCTGCCCCAAACAATCAACAGCTTTAAGCAAAAGCTCAGCAAAACCGCAGTTTCCCATAGGGCCAACCAGGCGCATCCAAAAGTTCAACTCCTCATCTTTCAAAACTTGTCGATATGCTTTTCTGAATGAGTTTTTCTTGTATTCAGGATCATCTTTAAATGTTTGATTAAAGATGCGATTAGTTTTTGCAACTTGACCGGATAATACTGCGCCGGTCACAAGTTCTTTTAACATCTCTTCCAAGTAAGGATCTTCAATACTTATGAGCCTTCCTGACTCGCTTCCTTCTCCAAGTACCCTACTAAGAGAATTCATTAAACCCCCTTCCAACTCTTTCATGAAGTCTACACCAAGTTCAAGTTTTACTTCTTCACGAGTATGGCAACTACTATTAACTAACCCTTGTAAGATAGCATCCGGGGCGCTCAAAAAAGCGTCAGTCACCCCATCAATAACATCTGCAGCTAGATTTGTTCCTAGGTTTTCTAGTGGTGATTTTGAAAAACAGGCAGCTACGCGGGGTTCATTGAGATCTGAGTTTGAATTTTTCCCGTAAAACACCTTAATAGGAGGATAAGTATAATTTGTAACTACACTAAGCCAAGGCGTTGGCACACGAGACTGAAGGGCTAAATCAATTTCTATAGCCGAACCAATATAGTTGAGAGTTCTAGAATGCCCAAAAGGAGGAGATTTTACCAAGTCTTTAAATTGTTTCTTAAACTTGCCCTTTGGGCCAATCACAATATCAGGACATCCAAACTTATTACAACGTATTTGGCGCAATTCTAGCTTTTTCTTGTCTTTTTGTTCGAACTTAAATGTTATTTTTTCCAAATTCTTCGCAGGCTTGAAAGGACTAAAAGAAAGGCCGATCACATCACTACTGATCAAAGACTTTATCGCATTACTAAACATCTTTATCTTTTCAGCTTCTTCTTCTAGATTGATACGATCTGTTTTTTGTTTACCCTCTACTGATACAAACCTCCCTCCCTCAAACGTTCTCCAACGCTTAAGTTCTCTATTGTACGCTTTAAAGGCTCGTGACAAACGTTTAAGAGTGGGGATAAACTCTTTTCCTTCAAAAGTCACCTCTAAATCAGTAGAAACTTCCTCTTCTACATCGGCTGGGTCTGGAATGAGCTTTTCTGGGATTCTATCCAGATATTCCGTAGAAATAGAAATCCTAACACGGGTGCGGGCCTTTTTTTGAATTGGGATTTTATATTCAAACTTTACTTGTTCTAAAAGATCCGAAACTACATCCTGCACCTCGTACATAATATCATAGCCAGTAACATCAGGCGGCATTAAAGCTTGTTTTTCTTCCGGCGAAAGCTTGGGTGGCCAAGTTGTTCCTAACACCTCTCCGATCGGTGGTGGAGCTTGGGCCGTCGAAGATGGCAAGTTATATTGTTCAAGAGCCAACTCCTGTGGTTCATAGGTAAAAACAGTAATAACATCCGATTTATTGAAGTATTCTAGAAGCATCCGAATACCAATCATACGCTGTTCTTCTTGAAAAGAAGGCTCTTCTAGCTGCGTAACACTTGGACCACCTTCTGATGGCGAATCAAAAACAAAAACAATATTTTGCGTACAGAGCTTCCCATTAAAAAAAGATTCCCCATCTTCCATCATTTGATAATGAGGCACATAGGCATAAGGGTTCGGAACACAAGTAGGGCATACTATAGGAGGCGGGGGTTCGGGAGGCTGCGGATCGCAAATAGCACAATGTTCCTCGGCAACAGCATCTAGCGGAACTCCCCCCAAGCCAGGCTCGGGTATTGCCGCATTTTCAGTAGGTGGAAGAGGTAAAGGGGCAGGGGAAGTTCTTTCGTTTTCTCTAGGATAAGCTTCTGCGGCTTCTGCAGCTGGGGAAGCTGCGGGTTGCGTAGCGCGGGAAGCATCCTCTTGAGTTGTCTCTATTCCAAACTCTTCTAGGCTGACTCTTCCTGTTTTATCTCCTATTTTACTCATTTCTAGTTTGTCCTATTATGGCGGCTATTAACATATAATGCTCCCATCGCTGTTAAATAATCGATCTCATATGCCAACATTTTGTTTTTTGAAAAAGATAAAGTAGCATATTGCTTTGATAACAAAATAAGATAATTAAACACATTCAGTAAAGGAGTAGGATCACCAGGAGGGCCTAAAGGTAAACTAGCCGATGATCCTGGGGGGTTAACCGGCCCTATTACCATCTTTGGCGCCAGGACAGCTTTACAAAGATAAGGTGTTATTCTTATAATTCCGCTTAGAATACTATTAATAAGTTGTACATTTTCATGTAACTTGGCCAAATATTCCACAAGATTGCCCCCTTTAGGGATGGGCTGCAAATATTCAATCTCCCGATTCAGCCCAAATTCTGGATTTAATGGACTCAGAATACCTTCAAGCCCGGTTTTCAAATCTCTATTACCAGCTATAAGATCAATCCCATAAGTTACATTAAGTTTGCCATCTAGTGAGTTGCGACCCGGAGGATTCTTAGCAGTCACAAGCTTTATACCTTTTCTGGCCATAATGCGTACAGAGTCTGCTTTCATTCCAATCGCCGAATCTGCAACGGATTGTCCGACGCCTCCTGGTACCAAATCAAAATATTCATCAATATTTGTCCTTTGAGAAATATAAATACGTGCTGCATCGCCTGGGGAAATCCCTCTATTCATAGATCCAAAGTTTTTATCAGCATATCCTTTGACCCATTGTTCTTTTCTACCATTTTGATATGAGCCTGCTGTACCGGGGCTCCAGCCCTGAAGGCCTACTACAATATCAATGGCTCCTGAACGAGTGTGGCCTTTTCCTCCATAACCAGATACTCTTGTTGAGTTACGATCTCTTCCTAAAATAATGCGGGCGTTGTTATTGCCTTTTATTTCTGTTTCGCATTCAGCGGCATTATATTCAGGCTGCTTTTCTAGCAGCTTAGTGTTATTCAAACCAGCTATAGGATCCGAAGATAGCTTCCCGTCAAAAGGACTTAACGTTTTTCGCTTGAAAAGTCCTTTTCTCCCTTCTAATCCTGGATCTGCTGTTTTTAGCGCAGAATCTTCATTTTTTGCCATATCTTTTACCTTGTCCTCTCAGCATTCCAGCTTTGCTCTACGATTAGCTGCCGCAGCATAATCTCCCGCCGTCTCTATCCCGCCGTTCTGTTTTTTAAATTTCCTAGCTATTGAGGGTTGATTTTCTTTATACCACTCGTAGATATTAAAGTCGGGGCCTTGACCTATCGCAATAGGGAAAAAAATCGCCATAAAAATGTCTTCCTGAGACTGGTATGCCGTGTTCGGATAAAAACCACCCACTCTCTCCAGTCTAAAGTATTTTTCAACCCAATCCATCTGTTCAACTGCTGACATTTTGGCTAGTGTTGCAGTTGTGGTACCCAGCTCTTTTGCTGTTTTATTCATAAACTGAATCAATCCTGTCGCTCCTGAGCCTGGATGACGGATATCTGGCCTGAAGGTATAGGCAGACTCAAAAAAGATAGCGTTTGCCAGCCAGGCAGAATTCGTATGTAAATTCCACGCGACCTCTACTATTTTGTTGGCTAGCTCCATAGACATTCCATTTTCTGAGTAAGCATCAAATATCTCTTCTGCTGTCGCATTATCGGCAGAACTAAGAGAACAAACCATATCTGTTCTTGGTGGAGTATGAGTATTTCCTGAACCAT